GGTGCTAAGGTACTTATGTTCTTCCTCTCCAACAATGGAACCGATCCCCACTCCAACCATCACAGTTTCTTTTGCAATCGATCTTGAACTAAAGTACGATCCCTTTAAAGGTAAGTCTCCTATGGAGTTTGCTGCCTTGGTGGAAGATGATCTCCATGACGCATTGATGGACTTCCGCCCTGAAGTACTTAGTGCATGCACCTCAATCACCGAAGTCAATGAAGACAATGTCTGATTACAACCAAGAAGAAATCCTATTGAATTGGGATGTAAAGAGAGAGCAGCGCAAAGCTGACTTCATGGAACATCTCTTTGATGTGTATAAACCAAGTAACAATTGCTACACAGGGTTGTGGCAAAAGTTTTGCATGGGTGAAGCTGGTGAGTACTGCAAGAACATGTACTACGAACAACTAGAAGCTTTGCAAAAGTATCTGGAAACAGTTGAGGCTAACAAAATAAATGTCTGACTTATCCCCTGCCGCCCAGGCTGTAATGGATGCCTGTACGGACGCACCAATTCAAATCAACTGGGCTACTAAACTTGCGGCTGCCGCTGCCTTGCGGGCTGCTGTTGATCAGGTAATTCCGCCTGCCCTTGAAGAAGAGTTCTATGACAGAAATCAAGCATTGCCGCTGACAAGCATGGTACAGATCCGCCAGAAGTTCCTGGTTATTGCTGACGAACTGGATGGCGTCAAGTATGGCACTTACCGTTGCAACCTAAAGGGGAAATGAATGAATGAATCCAAACGCCCCAACTGGATATGCGATCCATGTGGGCAACTATATGGAAGGTGGTACCAGGGGAATTACAGCGGGCCATTGAAGCACTGTGCTACATATCACAAAGGCACTTGTGATATCTGTTCAGATAAAACATCAGTTACAGAACCACGGGACTACGGTCACGTGGTTCGTGATTGGAAATACAAGTATGAAGTAGATAGCAAACGAAGTCAATGAATTATAGTAAAGGAGTTTCAAATTCTTGAGTAGTGTTTGCGTAATACTTCCAGATAACTTCTGGAGTATTACCAGCCCATTTAGCCGCTTGAGTGACAGGGATACCGGCTTCTATCCACCGACTAATACTGGTATGACGCAAATCATAAGGGCGTAAGACTGTATCAATCACACCTTGGCTATGCAGTTCTTGCATCCGGCGACGAAAAAAACTTTGAAAAGCTTCGCGATCCCAAGGGAACAAGTAGTCATCTGTACGGGGTAGTGCCTCCAGAATCTCTAAGCAACGAGCGTTTAACGGTACCTTGCGACGTTTGTTGGTTTTAGTACTGTTCTTAAGACCATGAGTTAATGTGTAGTTACTATGAACTTGAACATAGCTTGTTACTATGTCGGTCCATTTTAAAGCACGTACTTCACCTGTACGCATACCAGTCTGTAACATCCATTCAGCATATAATTTCCATTGTGGACCACTGGCGTCACGATGCCTACGCAATGAATTAAGAACTTGTTCAGTCTTATCTTTAGGAATAATACGTACCTCTTCATCTCGTTGAGGTGCTTTAGGCATTCGATAATCTTTAATTGGATTATCTTTTACCAGGCGGATACTATCGCTTGCAGCCCAACGATACATGCTGCGTACATACCCAGCTACTTTACGAGCTGAAGTATGGGGTGTTTGTGCCAGGACCCAAGCAAGAATCTCACGTGCCTTCTTGGTTTTCTGGATAGGGCAACGAGCCAACCACAAACCTACTTGGTTGTAGTCAGTAGCCAACGTAGTGGGCTGCACTGAGACAGAACGCTCAGCCTTGAACGCAGCCCACAACTCAATTAACTTAGGTGAAGCCACGGGTAAACCGAAAGAACGGTACCCTTTCTAGCACAGCAGAGCACTCCACTACTGGGCAGTAGCTTCGCGCAGCTCCTGCTGAAGGTGGTTCAGCAATGCCCTGTCGGCTGCCGTGAACTGGGACTGGGGCTTAAGTTGTAGCTCTAGGATGCGCAGTTTTAAGGTCTTGGCGTAGAGGGTGTCCATCTGGGACCGCACTTCCTGAGCCTTGGCGTAACGGCTTTCCACCGTGACTGTGCCGCCGATGATGGCGGTGAGAAGTGCCAAGGTGGCTCCAGCAGCGGCGATGGTGTTGTTCATAAAAGGGTTAGCCACTGCAACTACTGGGCACAAGCTCAGATGTCAGGGAAGGGGGCGGATTGAAAGTCGCTCCACCACGTCACCTAATCGTCGTTGATGTAGCCGGATTAATCGTCAAAGATTTGACGCAGCTCTGCTCTGATCGGCTTCTCCGGCTTTGGCTGCGGCCAAGGCAGTGCGGGCGCGTAGAACTGCTTTACAAAATCGCAGCGCATCATTGTTGGGATCAGTAGGGCGGAAAAAATCGTCATCCTCAATGGCTTCAATCAGATCAGCGCACAGGGCGCGAAATTCATTAGGCATGGTTAGATATCCGGGAACGGTGCGGTGGGAACCGAGAAGTTGCCAGTATAGCGGGCGACGCCTTTGGTGATGCGAAGGTCGTCGATGTAGCCGTTAAGAGACGCAGTAGGACTTACTCCATCATTGCCATCTCCAATACGAACGGGGGAATTTATGTAATTGAACGTATCTGTAAACGTGGAGCCTGTCTGTAATCCGTCTAAAAACAACCTCGTAGACGTTCCAGACCTTGACAGTGCTATATGCACCCATTGGCTAGCAGTAACAACACCACCTGTAATCCGATTGCTACCATTAGCATAATAAAAAAGCGTGGTTGCACTGAAGTAAAGTGTTGGCATCAATAGTAAGCCGCTAGCTCCTGGTCGCTGATCTAGTAGTACTTGCACCGCAGACGAAACATTTCTATACACCCATAACTCAATAGTAAAATCACTTAGTCCATAGCCAAATGCACTATTGCTACTAATGTCTAGGTAATCACCCGTCCCGTCAAGCAAAATGCTTGCCGCACCAAACTTGCTCTGGGCGGTGGAAATCTGAGCGTTGCCAACAGCGGTGACTGTCTTAGGCGTTGGGCTGTTGTCGCTGATCGTGGTGGAACCGTTGGTCCCGTTGCCGTGAAGCAGCAGGGACACGTTGCTGTAGTCAGGGTCTTTGTACTGAGGGCTAATTCTCCAACTCATGACGCCACCTCCTTGTGGTGATTAGTGCCAGTAAATACGGGGTAGGTCATGGGATGGCCGCCGCAAAGGCGTTGATGAGGGTGGTGACGCGGGTGTCGAGGAGTGCCAGGTCCAGGGATTCGCCGATGGAGTAGAAGGCTAGGCGGGCATTGGTGGGCGCTATTATGGTTGAATTATTGTCTTGCATTAGGGCAAATATCGCTATTTGCCGATCAGCAGGACTTTGAGATGCAATCGCAAATGAAACGCTAGAGCCACCAGACCTGTGTAAAAAGTTAGCACTTTCAGAACGTGATGCGCCTCTAAATCCTGTGGCACTTGAGGCAGTTGTCGATAGCGTTGCAGAGTGCAAATGTACGCCTCCATCAGAGCTGGTTGCCCTGGTCAACATGGCAGCTCCCACATTGCTCGCACCAGTAGGTCTTGCCCCTATGTAAACCGTTCCATCTACCGAAGCGGCTCCTGAAATAAAAATTGACAAATGCTTGCTATTTTGTGGATCAGCGTTGTTGTTCCGGTTACTATTTAGATACTTTGTCGATCCATTTCCCAGTAACCCAGTCTTCCGGTTGTAGTCACCAGAAACAAAGTTAAAGTTCGTCGGCGCAGCACCAGTCAATGGCATCAGTGCGCCGCTCAGTGTCCTAGCGCCAGCCAATATGCAGCTCGCTTTGATAGCAGTCCAGATACCATCAGCCTTGCAGCCCTTGACGAAGCTATTGATGGCCATGCGCGTGGCAGTCTCTAGCACCTGGCCGTCAGCGGCTTCAACCGCAGCGATGTAGGCCACCGCATCAGCGTCATCAGGTAAGGAGTAGCCCTTAGCCAGCACAATGCGCGTAGGTTCGGTAAGTAGTGTCATGGGATAGTCACCGCAAACGCATTGATAAGGTCAGTTACTCGGGCATCCAAGCGAGCTAGGTCTAGGGCTTCGCCGATGGAGTAGAAGGCTAGGCGGGCGCCTGAAAAAGTTGCTGCAGTACCACTAGTATTTCGACAAAAAACGTATGTAGAAAATGAAGAAGGCGTAACCGATGTCGCTGTTTTTGTGACAGTAGTGCCGTTGGCGCGAGCAGTAAATGCAGTATTAATTGAACGATTGCCTCCACTAAAACCTACATAGGGAGCCGCTGCTATAGCCACGAAATCAGTAGATATTACGTTTAATGTAGCAGCCGTAACTCCTAGATAAGAGTAATCAGAATCGTTAGCACCGATATGAAGGCCAGTGCTGCCACTTTCGCTTGCATATACAGCAAGATGCTTATTGTTTTGTGGATCTGAATTACTGTTCCGATTGCTGTTCAGGTACTTGCTAGTCCCATTCCCCACCAACCCAGTCTTCCTGGTGTAGTCACCAGAGACAAACAACCCGCCAACGTTAGTAGGCGCAGTCCCCACCAGCGGCCGAAGCGCCCCCGCAAGTGTCCTAGCACCAGCCAAAATACAACTAGCCTTAATCGCTGTCCAGATACCATCCTGCTTACAGCCGATCACAAAGTTGTTGATGGCTTTGCGGGTGGCGGGTTCCAGGGCTTGGTTGTCACCACTGGCGCCTTCAACTGCTTGGATGTAGTTGCCAGCATCCTCGTCGTAGGTGAAGACGCTGGAAATAAAGAGGCTCATACCGCACCTCCAAAGGTGATTAGTGTCTTCAAATAGCCGCTCATGGCGCGGGCTCCTCTTCCACTGGTGGTGCCACATAAGGCGTCCCATCAGCATTGAACTGTGGCGGGATAGGGCCGGTGTAATACGGGCCTACCTTTAGGTCTTGGCAAGTCTTGTTGGCTAGCGCCTCGGCGTATTCGTTCACCACTTCCTCAGGGGTCTTACCCTCCAGGGAAGCGGTGGCGATGATGCCAGGTGCTAGGGAATCGTCGATTGAAATGATAAATTCAGCCATAATAGTTAAGCAAGAATGCCTAGTTGACGAAGAGCTGCAACCACTTGAGCAATGGTATAACCATCGAAAGTGGAGGTTGGATGAATACTGCCGCCACTGTCAACGACAAAGGTTGCACCAGAAATACCAGTGGTTGGCTGAACAACTGGAGTCTTATCCCAGAAGCCCAGCTTTTGTGTGGTGGCTGTGCCGATCTTGGTGCCGGTGGTAGTAGCTAGAACGATGTTCTTGGCATCCGCAATCTCAAGGTTGCTGTTGACCTTGACGGTGCCGGTGCCAGCAGCAGTCAGGTTGAGCGGGATGTCATCAGCGCCTGTCCCAGCAGTTTCAGCGGCAAGGGTGACGGCAGTGCTGGAGCTGCTTAGTGCAGCGCGGACGTGATTGCTGGCATCAGTGAAGGTGCCGTAGACGCGGAAGGTCTGGGCACTGGTGCCGCTGCGCTGGGCTAAAACTTGCTGGAGTTCGCCGTGTAGAACCACAGTAGAGTAACCACCTATTGCAAGCGCAATATTCGACTGTGTATAGAATCTGCTAGTGTCGGCCGCAATTATTTCACTTCCCGCCCGCGCAATGCTTATATTGGAACCGAAATCAATTCTGCTATTAGTGAAAGATAATGCGCTTGTGCCGTTGATCTGCAGGTCCAGCAACCTTCCAGCAAACCCACTCGCCGCATTGACGCCTAGGCCCGTGCCGCTGGTGCTCCAGCCCGTGCTCGTAGTGCCCGTGGGCTCGATGACCACCTGAGGCTTGGTGGTGGTGGCTGTGCCGCCTGTGAACCAAGTGCCGGTAAATGACTTAGCTGGGCTCGATGCAGTGGCGTTGTAGCTATTGATGAACCGCCCGCTGCTGGTGAGGATGCTGCCGTCGTAGGTCAGCGTTGAGGCGCCAGCGTTAGCTCCTGCATTGTTGTACAGCAGTTGACCGCTGCTACCACCAACCAACGCAACGGTGCCAGTGGCATCAGGGAACGAGATCGTCCGCGCTGCCGTCGGCGTTATGGTCTGTAGTGTTGTCGTATAAGTGCCACCGTCACTCAGGTTGATGTCACCTGTGATGCCAAGAACATTGGTAGTCTTGTTCCAGGTAAAGTCAACGTCGCCACCAAATGTTGAGCCGCCATCATTAAATTGAACATACGTGTCGCTACCACCAGGGGTGCCACCGCCGCCACCTGCGCTAACCTCATCAAGAGTTCCTGTGAATGGATTGAACTTAAATCCCATGACTAACTCTTGGTTACTGAAGTGAGATTATTGCTGCCGTCATATGTCAATACTAACGTAGCCACTGTAGTTCCGCCGGACCCACCTGTTTTGTATACTACACCAGTGAGGTTACTACTTGTGTAAGTAAGTGCAATGTAGTCATGCTCGGGAACACTAAGACCATTAACAACGGCAAGCGGATCTCCATCAATAGTAGAGACCTTTACAACTTCATACAGTAAGGTGTTTTCTCTGACTAACGGCATGATATCTAACTATTTTTTTCAATTCTAACAGCAGTAGATCGGAGACTGCAAATTTGTACACAGGGATTAAAGTACTCATGGCTGCTAGTGATGCAAACAAAGCAGCAATTCCGTCAATGACTTAAATTGAACAACGTTAAACGCTGATAAACTAGTAAGACAGGACGTTAATTATGTACACTCAATACCCAGGGATTGAAGCTACAACCCCGCAAGGAATGCCATCACCCCATTCTGGGGTAGTACCTGAGCCCCAAGCAAAGCCTAAAGGACCAGCCAAGTCAAAAGCTAATGGCGATGTAGGTGCCTTTATTCAACAGTGCATTAGTCTTTGCGCTTACTTAAAGGAACTGGAGACTCAAGCACACCTGATCCATTTAAATTACGAAGGATCAAACTTTTTAGGTGTCCATGCTTTCTTAAAGGAGCAATACGAAGCACACCTTGGACAGTTTGATACACTTGCTGAGTTTATCCGCAGCATGGACTACATGATGCCAATGTGTGGCTGTGGTCTAAAGGATGCAGCACCTGTTATGCATACAGTCACTTCCTACAAGGGAGCTGACATGCTTGGTGTGTACTACAAAAACCTTGAGGAACTTGGCATGAAGGCTAAGAAACTGGAAGCCTTAGCTGAGAAAGTACATGCTATTGACATCCAAAATTATATGGCTGATCTTGTCGGTCAGGCATTCAAAGCCGCTTGGATGATTAAGGCAGTGCTGAGGAATAGCTGATGACTGAAGCAGAACGCCAGAAACAAGAAGCGTTAAAACTAACCGGTGCTTTAGGTGTTGCTGGTATTGGAATACCACTAGGATCTCTTTTACCATTTTCAGATTATCTTAACGACACATCAAAAATTAAAAAACAAGAAGCAATGCGGATGTTTCCGCAAGCTGATCCAAACATGTTTGGTAAATCATATTCAATACCACTTAACCAAAGAGAAGCAAGTAAGCTTGTTTTTAATAAACCTATCAGCAGCCAAAGTCCTCTTAACATAAACAATATATACAAAAGCACACAATCTTTCCCTGAGTATTTAAGCAGCCGGCCAGGAGCGCCTAGCCCTGAACTTGGTTCTTATCAACAAGCAATTTCAAATACAGCAATGTTTCCAGAAGGAAGCATACAAGCTTTAACGGTAACACCAGCACCAAACCCAGGGCGTTTTGCTAAAGACTATGCTGAAGTGTTAGCAGATAAACTAGGAAAAACAATGAATCAATTACAAGCAGATGAATCATTTTCTTCAACTGGATCTTTTGTAGACGACGTAGCAGCTTTTAAAAAAATAAAACAACTTACATCTAAAATACCTGGTACGGCTGGTTACGTTTGGGGAAATATTGATCAACCACAATATAGTTACGCAGAAGGTAATTGGGGATTAGGACAAAAAGAAAAAGGAATCAATCCTTCTCTTTATGCATCTAGAATTAATGCAGATCCTTTGAAGGAAGCCAATTACTTATACACGGGAAATATATTAAAAGATAAAGGGGTAGACCCAAGGGTTACATTTAAACAGTATGCGGATTTGGGACCAGCTACTGGCCCCTCTTATGGTATTGCATCAAATGACGACATCAGTTTTAGAAAAGATTTAATTAAAGCACGTGGTGAGCTAACTACTGGTGACTTGCAGGCACTGCTTGCTGAACGTAAGCTACCTTTTGCTTATCAGTCATCAAAAACAATACCTGATAAAACAGGTGCAGTACCACATAGTCCCAGTAATAAAAATCCTGTTGGCTATGTCGTAAAAGGATATACAAAAACAATAAACAAACCTGGAGATATATTAAAGCAGAACTTGCAAAGGTTAGCTGAAGCAGAAAAGATTACAACATCTCAAGCAATTGAAAAATTTGCTCGCCTTGTACCAAATGTAGGAGAGCCTGCTACGCCCCCAACGCCTGCAGTAACAGGAAGGGTAGGAACGTTTCCTGTAGAAGGACAAGCAATAAGTCCTTTTGGTAAGTTTGCAAGTAAAACAGATCTACGTCAAATAGGTATTTTGCCTCCGTCAGATAAAGCGACTTACAGTGCTTTTAAGGTAGATGAATTTGATAAATTATTTAATCACGTATACCCTCGTTATGGCGCAAGCAATATACAGCAACTTGATACTTATACAACACCGGTAAACCCTTTGGATCCTTTTGGTAAAGCAGAAGAAGGTTTAAGTGAACTGGTTATTAATAGAGATGAATTGCGGCCGCAAGCCGCCAATAAACTTTTAAATAGAACAGTTGCAAATCTAGTAGAACAATCTAAACCAATTCAAGGTTTGGGCTTGGGTGGGCTTGCTACTGGTGCTATTGCTACCGCAATGGATCCTGCTGTAATCGATGCCTTGTCTCGTGGGGATTATGGACAAGCTGCGACAACAGCTGCAGTTAACACAGGAGTTGGATCTGCAGTTGGTGGGGCTACAGCAAAAGGTCTTCAAGCACTTCGGGGAGCTGGCTACGCACGTCCTGCTGCTGCTATTGCTTCTGTACTACCAGTAGCCGGTGGTGTATTGGCTGGTCTTGGTGCAGTAGAAACTGGTAAGGTGCTTAACCGTGCGTATCGTAGTCAAACAGGTAAGGATTTTGTTACACGTAATCAACCCGCAAGTTCGTATTCGACTTATACGGGACCTACTCCAACAATTAAACCTCGCATGGGAACAGCAATACTTGGTGGCAAACCAGTTCAAGTGCCTTACGGTTCTGTTGCTGGCGAGCGTAAAGCTGGACGCCCTTGGTGGGATACTGCGGGCTCCAAGTTCCAAAGTCTATTGAATAGTTTTAGCCCGATTATTGGACGTTAATCAACCCAGTGCTCAAGCCGATGGCAGTTGCAGCATAAAGGAATACATTTAACTATCTCTTCTTCGATACGTCTCCATGCATAACCATGGTTAACCATGTTGGAAATGTTATGGTCTTTATCTCCCAGGTGATGGAACTCTAGGATGCGGTGGTCACCTATGCCGCAGTGCTCACATTTTAAAGTCTTTTTGTACTCAAGAAATTTTTTTCGATGTGCATGGATACGTTGTGTGATTTTTGGCAACTAT